CCAAAAGAAAGCCCCATCGTCCAAGTACCTTCTTCATACCAATTAAGCAACTGGCTTGTCATACCCGCTGCGGGGGTGTTGGCTGTGAAGTTGTAACCTGTTGCCGCAGTACCTTGAACAATACCGTTTGATGTTTGTGTTCGTCCAGCAGTCAAATTTGCAACAGAAACTTGTTTAGTAGTGCTGCTTTGCACAATCGGCAAAACTTCTGTACCCGCCAGCGGCGTGGTAGCAGAAGTTAGTGCTGATATTTTGCTGTTAGACATTATTTAGCTGTCCAACCAGTATTACCTGTACCCGATGTTTTAACATACAAAGTAGTGCTAGTACTTCCAGTAGTGTTTGAATATAAACTTCCTATAGGAGCTGTTACAACTCCTTCTGGAGAACCTGCCCCTGATTTCCAAACAACTCCATTAGTAGGAAGATTGTTGTAAACAACATTGTTTACATCATTAAGCCAAGGAGCAGTAATGACCGTCCCGGTACTAAATACAGTTGAGGTCATTACAAAAACTCCTATTAAACAGACAGAGCTTTAATTGTTTCCAATTTAGCAGCAAGGTCTTGTTGACCAGCAGACAAAGCTTGTTCACGCAAACTAACATCACGTTCACGTTGTTCAACGGCTTTAACACGAGCATCAGCATCAGCTTGCATAGCAGTAGTAGTCTTTTCAGTGTTACTAATAGCAGCAGCAAGAGCATCCATTTGAGCACCAACATCAGCAGCAGACTTATTAATCTCTGCTTGCTTTTCATCAAGCTGTTTGTTTTTAGCTTCAATGATTTCTAGTTGTTGTGCAATAGCTTCTTCTTTGTCAATTAAAGAATCTTGAAACGACATTAGTTGTTTAGACATCTTTGCTTTTTCAGCAGCAACAGCATCAAGCTGAATCTGCAACTGAACTTGTGCAGCATCTTCCATACGTTTGATGTCAGCATCAAATGCACCACTGTCAATAAGTTTAGAGGCAATAATAATTTTACGAATTTCAAAAAGGTCTTGAGTTGAGAAGGCCATGATAGTTCCTTAAATAGAAAACACGATTTGGTTGGACAAAGGTTTAACTAAAGCACCTGTTGTTAAATCTAACTTGAGGGACTTATCTACAGCATCAAAGGTTCCTGTGTAGATACCGCCTGGGCCGTACACAATGCCTTTTAACACATACTTGGGATCAGGGTAAAGGGTTGAATGAAACAGCGTAGCAGCTTTACCTGTGATTGTATATGACCCAGAGTTACCAAGTAAAGTTCTATTAGTTAATTTAGTAGAGCTGTACCCAGTTGTGATGTACGTACCGTAATCTGCTAAAAGAATTTTAGTACGAGTAACAACAGCAGTTTGACCAGAGGTTGCGTAAGTTCCGTATGTAGCTAAAACAACCTTTGTTCTTAGTAACAAAGCGTCTTGACCTACAGTAGCATAGCTTCCAAATGAAGCAGCTATTGTTTTACTCTTAAAAATACTAGAGTCTTGACCTGTTAAAAAGTAAGCTCCAGCACTAAGAATAGCCGATCTGTTGTGATAAACAGAAGCACTTTGTCCTGTAGATGTGTATGTGCCATAACTCCCTTCAACACTTGTTCTTACTTGAGAAGCAAGTGGAGCAGATGAAAAAGAGTTAAACCCAAACACACTAAACCTTATGCGTCTTGTGCGCCGTCAAATTCAGGCTTTTGCTTAATGATCTGATACAAGGCTTGGCGGTCTGCGCCTGCAACGTATTCATCACCAGCAATCTGCACTTTGCCTGCGCTTAGTGGTTGTTTGCCAGCATCACGGGCTTCTTTGCTTGCGTAGCCGTAGAAGGTTACTTCAGTGCCTTTGCCTTTGAAGTCTTCTTGGACTGCTCCAATGTTCCAGTACGAGGCGGGAATGCCGTAGTCGGTATCGATTGATTTGATGAGTGCCATGTTTATCCTACGAGTAAACGGCGGCTTGTACCGCCAGAATCTTTGATAGTAATGTACCCTGCAACTGCAAGCAAAGCACTTACCGTGTACGTTCCAAACCGGACGTTACCTGCGCCTTTGGGGGTTAAGTTTAAATCTATGTCTGCATCTGTTCCAGCCACACTAAATATTGGGCCAGCACCAGCAATTGCACCTGTTGCCGTGGCGTAGTTAACAATTGTTCCAGTTGTAAATGGAACTCTGAATTGCTCACTTGTGCCAGTAAAAAACTTAATGGCCCCGTTAACTTTTGATAAAAATTCAAGGTTAATAGCCGCATCAGAACCTTGAGCCGATATTTGTGGCCCGTTACCTGTTGCTCTGCCCGTTACTTGTACATAGTTAACAGCGGAGGCTGTGTGGGAAACTTGGAATTGTTGTGTAGTTACTCGTCCGTTTGTATAAAAAGCAACGTTGTTTCCACCGCCAGCACTTATTGCAAGAACGGCGTTGGCTGTGATGCCGGGAATTTGAGCGCCAGCCGCAGAACCTCCGTTAATCAACAACGGTCGCGTGCCGTCACCAATATCTAAAAGACGCAATTGAGGGCCGCCAGCGGTAGCAATAGCCAAACCAGCGGTTGTAGAACCAAACAAAGATTTAATCGTAGGCTCTGCACCCACCGTAGCATAAGCAGCAGCACCGCTACCACCACCGCCTGAGAAGGTTACTGTGGGCTGTTCAACGTAGCCAGAGCCAGCTGTGCCTAATGTAATAGTAGTTACTGCATAGTTCAGATTAAAAGTTGCTCCTGAACCAGTACCACCAGTTACAGATACAGGGTTCGTTGGAAGAACTGTGTAAGGGCTGTTTGCGCTAATCGCAGCGGCTGTAATAACTCCACCAGAAACAGCAGAAACAGTAATACGAGTTGATGCGCCACCAGTACCGCCAACAGGCGTAAGAACATCTCCGTTTGTATATCCTGTACCGCCACTCACAACAACCGCAGTACCGAGAGCCGACATATCAGTAACAGATGCAGTTGCTTGAACGCCGCCCGCAGTTGTTGGTATTGAAATGGCAACAGATGGGAAACTGGTGTATCCACTACCACTAACAGTTTTTGTAATAGCAGTAACAGTACCACCATTGGAAATGTTTACACCGCTAGAGCCAGCAGCAAGGTCAATTGCTCCTGTGCCTTTGGATTGGATGGCTAAAGAAACCGCTGCATCACTTCCAAGAGATTGAAACTGAACTGCTTTACCTGTTGCGCCACCAGTAATCTGTTCGTAGTTAGCAGAACCTCCACCACCGATTAGCGTAGTAAAAGTACCCGCAGCAGCAGTAGTGCCGCCAATAGCTGGTGGGCTTGCCAATGTATCCGTAGTGACAGCTTTGCCAGCAGGGTAATCGCCCCATACATCTTTTGTACCGGCACTGAAGTTAACCAAAGAACCTGCGTTACTAGAAGACAGAACCGTATCCCGGCTCAATGTTGTGCCAGATGTTGTGTAAGTACCAATGCCAACTTCCCACTCACTTGCACTACGATTGACTATTGTGTAATACGTAGTGTTAGTGTTACCAATAGCTGCAAAGCTTTGAAAGTTAGCTACTGCTCCAGCAAGGGTAAGTGTTCCAGTACTGACAGTAGTGCTAGTTTCTCTAACCCGATCAGCAAGTATGAGTGCCATACGTTAGTCTTTATGTTGCTTGGAAAACACCGTTAGTTCCATCAAGAGTTACGGTAACAGTTTCACCTGCAATAACAACTTGACTAGAACCATAATCCCAATACCCCACAGGAGTGCTTGTAGTGCTGTCCCAAAGAATAGCGTATCTAAAAGTAAACCCTGCACCACTAGCAGTCCAAGCAGCAGGACTAGTAAGAACTAATTTGTAAGTGCCAGCAGTTTGTGTAGCACTAGATACAGTAGCTGTATTACCACCAGCGGTATAACCACCTCCAGTAGCAAGGTCAGTTGTTCCAGCAGTAAAGGTTGTATCTGCTGAGTTAACAGTAGCAGCAAGAGCAACTTTCCAAGTGTCTGATCCAGCGTTAATGCCTTCTAAAAGAGGCTCAATTGCTGCGGTATATTTGTTGTACGTTGCCACAATACATCCTTAAGAATAAGAGAGGGTTGCTCTATCAACCCAAGCGTAGTTATATAAAATAGTGCCGCCCGAATAAGTAGTAGCAATACTACCTGTTGAGTCAGACACTATTTTTATAATCTGCCACACTTGGTTTGACTCAGAAGCTCCAGCAGGGGCTTTGCCTAAGTACGCTAATGTTGAGTCAACTACTTCGTAGATAACTTTTTCAATAGACGAACCACCAACCGTAAAGTGTGGTATAGGCATAAACTACCTTACAGGTTTGGGCCTTGTTTAACCATCTCAAGGATTACAGAGAACACTTGAGTACCAGATGTCCAACCTGTAGTTTTAATAAGAATGTCTCCAGTCTTACCAGCTCCAGCGTTGTTGGTTAAACCACCAAAGTTCCAGAAGGTCATACGACCACGACCAGCAATGGGCATGATTACAACGTCTGCTGTAGCATCCCAAAACAATTGAACTTCTAGCTGATCGCTAATTGAATAATCAATGTGGTCAATACGAACTTGAGTAGGCGTAGGGCCAAGGCCACCTTGGTTAATAGCAGCCATACTTACAAATGTATTTAAAGCGTAGTCAGAGGTGTCAAGCACCCCTGCTATCTTCATAATAATATTGCGTGGGCCTTCTTGAAGAATTTGCGTTGTTACTGAGTTAGCCATAGCTACCTCCTAATTAACGAATAACTTCTTGAGCAGCCAACACAAAGTCAGTAGTCAAAGTATCTGTTGCTATAGGAGTAATTTGAAACACAGGGCTAATCAAAGCGTTAGTCAAATTAGTGCCAGTAGAACCAATAGTGACAGAAGTAATACGAGCATTTGGCCCCATGTCAGTCGGGCCTGTACCAGAGAAACAGATCAAATCTGTACCATCATAGTAAAAACCAACTTCAACAAAGCTGTCAGCAACAGCAGTAGCCACACCAGTTACCAAAGTGGTTGCAGTACTGTTAACAGTAGACACCAAGTTAATAGAAGTAGAAGCAGCAGCTTTAGCAAACCAAATGCCATCTGTAACACTAGAGCCGTTACGCAAACCTACGTAATAAGAGATGTTACCTGCTACAGCAGAAGTTTTAAAACGGCAAGTAAACCAAGAACGATTGCCCTTTACAAACTGATAAAACTGTCCGTTTTTATAAGCAGCAGTAGCAGTAGTAGTACCACCAGGAGTCAAGGTAGCCAAACCACCAACACCGCTAACAAGAGCAAATGTAGAGCTAGTACCAGTGACAGTGTAGTCTGTGCCAACTAGTGTGTTGAAATCGTTTGTGTAAGTAGAGCTGCCCAAAGCAGTTGTGCTACCAGTGTGAAACGGATCAGGAAAAGGGTACGAGTACAAAGGCTCGTTAGGATAAGCAGTGGACAGACCACTATAGAGTCGAGTTGGATTTGACATGATAAGTTCCTTTGACGTTGTTTAAAACAACGCCCAATTAAGGGCGTCATTGGAAGACTGTATTCTACGTTACATTTTCTTTTTAGTCATAGTTTTTTTAGCAGCCATCTTAGGTGCTTTGTGTGGAGCCTTCTCCTCACCTTTAGCTTTGGCTTTAGGATCAGGTTTTTGACCCATAGCTTTGCGTTTTTCGTATCCCATAATAAACTCCTTTGATTAAAAAAGAACCCCCTCCTTGTGAGAGGGGGCTTGTTACTAGTAACAATTAGGGGCCGTTAACGCCCCACACAGCGCGAGGATCAGACCAGCCAAAGCTATAACGCTCGTAGCCTTTTGCTTTGACGTTCATAGTGTCAAAGTCATTATCTTGATCGAACGTAACGCCATGACGCTCGTAGTACTTCATACCAGTACCACCAGGGATGGTGTTACGGATAAACCAAGCGTGTGGGCTTGTGAAGTAGTGGTTCACTTTAAAACCACCTGGGAGGTAGTTGCCAGACTTAATGACGTTGATGTCATTGTTGGCATTACCTGTTTGGTAGCTAGAGTGCAGAATGCGTTGAGCATTAAACACTTCTTGGCGAGCAATGTGCAAGCTGTCAGGTTGAATAGCAACCAACAAACCACGGTCGTTTTGCAGACCCATGATTGCGATCACTGCATCTTCCAAAGCAGCTTCTGACAAGTCAACGTCAACTGTAGGCTTGTTGTACCATGTACCACCCGAAGTATTAGGGTGAGCAGTAGAACACAAAGCAACACCGTCACCACCCAGATACGTACTGTTAAAGGCACGGTTGTACACGTTAGCAGCAATGTTTTCTTTAGTTTGACGGAAAGACATAGCCAAAGCAGCAGCACGCTTCTTAGACACTTGCTCATACAAGTTGTCATCCATTTCTTCTTTAGTCACGATATAACCCATTGCGTAAGCAACGTGTGTATAGCGAGTTGTAAAGCCTTGGATTTCAGAATCGTACGCAGTACCTTGACCTTCAGACTTGATTGGCACAAGACCAAAACCAGACAACTGAACATCCTCTTCGTAGTTCATTGTAGAAGTGTCTTTATCAAACAAGTCTACATACTCTTCAGGATGCTCGTTGTAGGTTTGACCCCACCAAGCTTTAATGCCAGGCCAAAGAGCTTTGGGATGCGATGCGGTAGTAATTACACCAGCCATGATTATTCTCCTTAATTAAACTGCAAGGTAGTTAACGACTGTGCCAGAGGCAGAACCGATAGTACCGTACTCATGATAGTTAAATTTGCACAATACGCGAACATAAGGGCTAGCTGCGCTAGTCACTTGGTTGTCGCCTTTTTGTACAGCACCCAACATACGGATAGGCAAAGTTGCCGTAACAGCAGGGCCAGTCAAGACCATATCTGAAAACGGAGCACTGTTGCCCAAAGATGTTTGGTTAGCAGCAGAGATAGTCACAGCAGCGTTCAAAGACAACTGAGCTTGGGTAGCACCCGTAGCATCAAACTGAGCTTCAAACAACACAAATGGATCATCCACAACATACAGGTATCGAACGCTAGTACGAGTACCAGCAGCAATGTATGCCTTCTCCAAAGAAAGAGAGTTACCAACCAAGCTCACACCTGGATCAGCAACACGGATACCCACAATAATACCCAAAGGCAAAGCAGAGGTAGTAGTTGCACCGCCCCACTTTTGGACATAACGAACACCGTTGGTATCCGAACCAGAAGCAGACATGACGCAATCACCGATTGCATAGCTGTTGGTAGTGTCAGAGGTAGGGATAGCGTAAAGACGACCCTGCTCATTCCACTTGCCACCAAGCAAGTTACCAACAGGGCTAAACCCGTTGGCTTTGTTTACGTTAGCCATTTAAGACTCCTTATAAAACATTAGTTAAGTTTGATTCCGTCCCTAGGAGTATAG